AAAATATAAGCACTTATCTTAGAAATGTAAGGGAAGAAATTGTTTATACGAAAGTAAGTGCAATACTAGGGCTTACCGATGGTGTAAAAGATTTTACAGATTTAACTATAAACGGAAGTACAGAAAATATTGTGGTATCAGAAGATAAGTTACCAATAGTTAAAGAAATCGATATTAGAGAGGTGGTTTAATGAAATTAATAGATAAACTACCATCCTTTGAACACAACCCTGTAGGCTATGAGATACAGGGTTCTTTTGATACAGAATTAGATATATTATCAAATGTAAAAGAAGAGACTTTCGATCAATTATTTGTAGATACAGCAACTTGGGGGCTAGACTTCTGGGAAGATATACTATCTATAAAAACAGATAACAGTCTCAGCTATGAAGTAAGAAGAAGCAATATAAAAGCTAAGATGAGAGGTAGAGGAACGACTACAAGTAAAGTAATAAAAAATATTTGCGAGGGTTACATAAAAAATGAAGCAAAAGTTAGACAGTATCCAAATGAATTTTTATTTGTACTCGACCTTATAGTAAACAATACAGAATACAAAACTCTTTTAGAACTA